CCGCGCCGTACGTGAATGCCCTGGCCAGGAACTCAGTCGGGTTCTTCACAAACGCAGCCGGAAACCGCTTGGCACCTTGCATCGTCATGTTGTGCCAAGAAGCCATGTTACGCAAGAATTCATTAGGCGCTACCCACCCGCGCTGAGCGATTTGCCCGGCCGTCAGTGCCGCAAACCTCTTGAGGCCAGTCACTTGCGGCCCAGGGTCATACGTAATTTTGTGACCGCTGGGTGTATAGTAACGTCCCGTGATCAGTGGGTCGCCAGCCATATCATTCGCTTCCAAGTGCAGGCGATTGAATGTCTCTTCCATCACTTGTTCGTGCGTTGCATTTGGACCCATCTCCTTCCTGATCTGACGTGCTACATGCTTCAGATTGCGCTGTATGTAAGCAAATTGCGGCATGCTATGCACTGCATTGATTACATTTCTTCCACCTGCGATAGACGCGCCTAGCACAGGTACTGTTTTTGACCGTGCGATTGCCTGGTCTATGTAGTTGTTTTGCAATGCGCGATTCTCTCCTTGACGCATGAAGCCGCCTGTATGCGAACCTCTGGCTTCTATCTGAGCGAGGGTACTGCGATGGTACGCACCGGCCAGTACCGTAGCTAGATGGTCTGCTGCCTTATTACCAAACGCACGCCTTAGCCACCCACCGCTTGTTGCGTTAATCGAGAATGCTGCATGCTTTGCCAGTTTTGGAACGAGTTGCGACGCGGCCGCCCAAGGCAACGTGCCAGGTCCAAGTGGAAAGCCTGTGAGTCCCAGGGTTTGTCTTATACCAAAGCGGCTGGGTGGTCTGCGCTTAAACTGTGGGAACGGTATCACTCCAAGTTTTCTGCCCATAGTCATAGGCGGAATTATTCGCCCAGGCCCCATGCCTTTGCTTGCGGCTCCCACTGTCGTCTGTCCAATGAGCCAGTTACGATCCGCATCCGTCTTCGCGAACCATGCCGCCATTAGGCCGGTAGTGTTAGCCACTTGCAAACGCCTAGCAGCATCCAGCATATGCGTACCTGAATGAGATGCGAAATGGTACGGGTCCATTTTGAGTAGGTCTGCCATCGTTTGGCTATTTGCTAACCAGTGTTCAAACTGACCACGACGCCTGAACGTCACTACACGCGAGAGCAAATGAGGGGACTGCCTTAGTTCTGCTGATGTGATTGGCCTGAACATGCCACGACTACCAGGATTGTTGTGAAGGGCATGGACTGTCTGACCCACAGCCTCATTAGTTAGCCGCTTGCGAATGGCTCTGTGAATGAAATCCATCGCAGCCGCAATAGGATCAGGCCGCTTGATCGGCTGACCTTCGGCATCGACTCGCCCTTTGCTCCTGTCTCGACGGTGTTGCGGAACCTCATTAGGATTGAGGGCATTCGCGTCTGCATGGTTCTTGCTTGTCATGGTTGCATATTCACCTTCAGCCATGGCACGACGCGTTTCTCGTATGTTCGCACGATACAACTCACCGACTCGTGCAAAGTCTGGATTTAGCTGCTCTGCATCTCGTATGTATTTCTGCAAGTCGGCTTCGGTATAGCCGTGCAGGGTCATCGGGCCAGCCTTTGTAGTCGATGGCAAGCCAGAGAATAGCCCATGCTGTTGCGGGTTATTTCTGTTGGATAGGTTACGCTGCATTGCTTGCAGTTCATCAAGCGTATCCCCTGCATGCAAATAGTCGTTGAAGTCTGGATTGTGCTTCGCGTACCGTGCGATCTCTGACAACGATGTATCGACGTGAAAGTTAACAGCCGGAGTTAGGGCATGACCATTCTCTGCTGCTGCTCTTGCAATAGCAGATGCCTGTCCTCCCGTGTGGAGCCGAAGAATCTCCTTGAGTCTCTGGAGGGCTTCATAGTTCGCATCACTACCCCAGCCTGACTTTTTGAGTGCCCTTCTGTAATACCGTGTGATTGTGCCGGTCTGGTCATCGGCCATACGTGCGTAATCGGCAGGACTGAGCCAAGTCGCCGGATACTCCGGGATCGGGACGTTTCCGGCTGCTGATTGAGGAATTTGCGGCCCAGCGGGTGCAGGCGGTGTTTGACTCACACGGGGAGTTGTCGGCACAGACGTAGGTGCTGGCGCAGCAGGAGGCGTAGGTGCAGGGGGAGGCTGCACTTGCGACTGCCGTACCATTTCAGGGTCTACCTCGACATAGCCAGGAGGCGGCCATGCTGGTGCAGGAGGCGGTACGATTTCTGCATTGATGGGCGCAGGCGCATGCGCAGTAGGACCAACAGTACCCGGCTTCGCTACGATAGGAACTCGCGGTGCCTTCCTAGGAGCAGTTGCTGCCGCAGGTGGTAAAGGTGCTACAGACCCAGGAGCCCCAGGCTTTATGTCGCTCAGTTCTGGCAGCTTCTCCTTCAGCGCATTTAGTTCGTCGATGGGACTTTTCGCAGCCGCAGCGGCTTCCTCAGCAGCCTTCCTAGCGGCTACTGCTCGTGGATTGAGTCCGAGCCCACGGAGGTTTGTGCCTGCTGCCCTGCGGTTCTTGGGCGGTGCAAGTTGTGGCGCAGGCGGCAGTCCAGGCTCAGGGGCTACTGCTGACTCCGGTGCAGTTGGCAGTTTAGGCTCGGGCAATCCACCAGTCCTGGCAGCCTCACGCTCAGCAAGTAGCGCACCGACAGGGCTCAGGCTAGGGTTTGCGCCTTGGACTATTTGAGGCTTAAAGCCACCCTGTGCTTTGGTTAGATCAGCAGCACCCTTCGGACCAAACGCTCCTTCAAGACTCTTTACGTTCTCTTGTATTGTTGCCTGCAACTTGGTTGGCGGTCCGCTAATCTCTTCATCTGTAAGGAACTGTCCGTCAGGGCCTCGCGGACGCACATCGGCACCAGGGCGTTTGACAAATCGCCCTAACTCGTCTACCGGATAGTTGAACCTGCCGCCACCACCGACACCGAGCGCATGCGTTTCCATCGTGGCGGACGGGAATCTCGCACCTACGACATTCATAGCTGCTTCTGTCGCGGCTGCTGCGGCTCGATCCTCTGGCAAGGAAGAGTAACCCATTGGTCCAATGCCAAGCGCCTTACCAACCCATGTGCTATCCTGTGTCGGGACAGACGACCCTATAGTATCATTGAAGTCACCGACTGGTCCATGCGCATACGGATTGCCTCCAACGTCCATAGCAGCATTTTGAGCCTCTTCCGCTCCATGGTAAAAGCCCTGAGCCGCACGAATAGGCAGTCCCAAAGTGGCTATTGCAGCCATCTCACCTGCGGTCATTGGTCGTCGCGTATACGGCATACCAGGTTTGCTGTACAGCTTTTGGGCCTCATGCGACATCGAGTGCAGTTCTTCATCTGTGAAGTTCGGCGATGTTGTCTCCTCATAGGTTGGTGTCAAGCCCCGACGCATCCTGTCCAATGCCTCCGGTGCCATGAAGGCGCCTTTGGACATGCCAATCGTAGGATCGACCATTGCGTCCATGGCATTGATCGTCTGCGGATTGCCATCGGCACCAGTCACCGTAACCGAATGGAACGGAGGCGCCATGCCAGCAAAGTTAGGAACCTGAGCAGGCTGCTGAGCTGGTGCGGGCTGGTTCAAGCTCTTCACATAGTCCTGCAAATTCTGCGTCTCGATGTTCGGCTGAGAGAGTGTTTGACTCAAACTGACAGGTCCATGCCCAGGCTCGATCAGCACAGCGTCAGGCTCATGCTGCTTGAAGTACTCCCTAAGTTCGTTCATAGAATGGTACTTCAGATTCGCCGGACCTGGAGTGAAAGACCATCTACCGTCGGGGAGCTTCGCCCAATGCCCTGCGCTCTCGTCACCGTAGACGCTCTCGTCCGAGAAGGTGATATGGTTAGGCAGCTTGTACGTGTCCGGCAAGTGCCCATTGGCATCCGGCTGTACGCCAGCAGCCTTGGCACTCTCGTAGTCGTAGTCGTTGCTTTGTGCATCTGGGCTTGCGTCAGATTCACCAAGTTCGGCATACTGCACACCCTCATACGGCTCAGGGCTCGCATCCGACATCGTGCCGGTGTCGAGCATAGCGTACTGGCGACCGCGAGGCTGCACAGTGCCTACATCATGTATCGGTCGTGTATAAGCGCCCAAGCTCTTGATCCACTTGAGGTCTTTAAGTTCATGCACAAAGCGTTCACCTGTCCCTGGGTTGAATGCGATGTGCGCACCACCAGAATGCACACGACCGCTATCGTTTCCGGTAGCGTAGTTACTAATGTTCGACCCTTGCATAGCATTGGTGGCAAGGTTGTTGATACGGCCTTGAGTGTCCGGTCCGAAGCCATCACCGAGTAGGCTCAGCGTCCTTCGAGGATAGTACGCAGGGTCTTGGATGGCCGTAGACAATGACATACCACGGGATAGCGCACGGTTCATGACCGATTCGATATAAGCCTGCTCCACCCGTGGCCCTTGTCCACCGACTTCAGCCTGTGTCGAAGCTGCAAGCAATCTGCGCACGTTCGGGTCTTGAAGCTCAGTACCGAATCGGTTCTGTCGTGCCTGTGCTAAGGTCTGGACGGGATCACCGAAAGGCTGTTGCACGCCAACAGATCGAACGGACGATGCAGGCTTTACATAGCCTGGACCGCCCGCATCCGGTTGACCGAAAGGCTGCTGATCGAGGGACTGTCCCCTGCCGCCACTACCTGCCAGTTGGATATGCACCGGGTCTTTGGCATAGGCACCGCCCTTCAGGAACTCAAGACCAAATTGGCCAGCGTTCCTATGCAGCCAGTCAAGCACTGGACCATGGGAAACGTCGGCTGCGGTACCTTGCTGATGCTGGCTCTTGCCTGGCGCTGCTGCTAGTCCGCCCTGACGTTGTGGATTGTAGGTAACACCACCGAACGTGACAGGATGGCCTTTGTAGTCCGCGTAGTACTGTGCTTGCGTTTCGGGCGAACGATACAAATCAGTTAGATTCGCCCTGGAGCCTGTGGCGGCTTCCGCAGCCTGAATAGCTTGCGAGAGCCTACTGGCAAATACCGGATTGAGGCCATGCGAATTGAGGCCTTGGCCTTTGTTGAGCAAGTACTGGTAAGGATTGACCTGTGACGCGATAGATGACGGGCCGTACTGCACAGGCTGCTGGACAGACGATGCCGGTGCCCTGTAGCCAGGACCGGCTGATAGCGGTGATAGCTCCGCCAGGGTCGGTATAGACGGAATAACAGGCAACGGCGCAGGCGCTTCCTGCACAGGCTCTTCCGGTGCAGGCTGCGGAGGCAATGGCGACATGCCAATGGTGGCCACAGGAGGACCATTAGGAGGCGATGCCATTGCGATTGCATCAGGCAGTGGAATGTGCGGTTGATCCTCCGGGGGCAACGGCAGAGGATCGACCACAGGAGGTACTAGTGCTGGTGCTGATAGACCAGGCTGTTGCTCGTCGATGGCGAGGTTATTCAATTCATCAAGGTTGTTGTTGTCGGTATCGTCCGTGTAGTTATCGTCTTCAGCCATCGGAGTTGCCCCTTGTTTGAGTCAAACTTCATCCTCGCGAAGGCGGGGAAGCGTTAGTACGCTTTCTTCTTCGCACCCATGTTCTGCTGCGCTTCTGCAAGTTCGTCTTCCGTAGACATAGGCTCGATTGACCCTTGCGACGACGGTTGGGGCGGTCCATTGCCACTGAACGCAGCAGGTGGTACGCCACCCATGGGAGGACCACGCCTCGGCATGCCAGGGGGCATACCTCTTGGAGGCATTGGGGGCATACCACCTGCTCCTGGGGGCATGCCACCTGGCGCTCCACCGCCGCGAGGCATCATGCCACCAAGCACCATAGGCATGAATTTCTGAATGATCTGCGGAATGATCGCCGGATTGGTTGCGATCTGTTGCACCAGTTGCGGCGGTAGCATCTTCATGATCATCTGCACGATGGGCTGGGCAGTTGCTGCTAAGCCACCACCACCACCAGGCATCCCACCAACGGGCGGACCACCTGCAGGCGGCATTCCTCGTGGGGGCATTCCTCCTCCGGGGGGCATCATTGTCATGGCTTCTACTCCTGGTTCAGTTGGTTCATGATGGTAGTTAGTACATGCGCTCTGTAGTCTGGTCTTGTCGGAGGAGTTGCACGATCCGGTAGTCTCTTGTATGCTCCTTCCGGCGTCTTCCGTATGAAGTCACGAGCAACAGCGCCCATTTGACTCCGATCGTTCTGATGCGCGAACATGTACCGTTGCTGCGCCTTGGATACGATTGGCATGGTCTATCTCCGTTTGAGTCAAACAGGGAATGGAGCTAGGCGAAGCTGCTCCAGTCACCACCACCACCAGAATCGTTCCATGACGAATCCCATGGCGAAGCGGCATTGTATGGCGTGCTCCCGTAGGTGTCACCTTTCTGTTGGAAGTTGGTAAAGCCAGGGTTTGGGTCGTATAGTGGTGGAGAGTACGGTGCCATTCCTCCTCCTCCTACAGGCTGATCGTGATAGCCTACACCAGGGTCTTGTCCTGGCTGGTTTGCTACTAACCCATATTGGGGTTGCGAACTCTTGCCCCCGCCTTTGCCCAATCCAGCTAGTGCTGACGCGACACCACTCAGGTTTGGCGACTGGCCATAGGCTTTAGCAAGCTCGTTGTACGCTCCACCGACCGCAGCCGCTCCCGACTGATTGGCTGACTGGATTGCAGCAGCTTGTTGACCTTCGATTGCATTAAGTTCCTGCGGTACTGTCGAGTACGGAGATGGCGCACTGGACGAACCGCCTGCCATCATTTGTTGCAATGCCTGAAGCCGTGGCAAGTAGTAGTTCTGGCGTTGTGCGACATCCTGCGCAAATTGCGGAATTGACTTCTCGTAAGCACTAAGCAGGTTTGGACCAACACTCTGACCCTGAGCATCGTCCAGTGCCTTGATAGCTGTTGCGTAGTCTGCACCACGGCCTTGACGGAGCATCGTTCGCCCAATAGCTTGCCGATCCCCTCCAATGACATCCTGACTCGCCAGCGACATCAGTGTATATAGCTGATTCTCGTCGGCTCCGCGGCTTGGTGCTTGATCGTACCGGAAGCCTGCAAGCGCCTTGTTGTAGTCAGGAACGGCTTGCAGGCCGCGTTGTCGTTGTTCTTCGAGGATAAGCCTGTTGCGAGTGGCGTCCTCAGTTAGCTTCTTCAGTTGCTCCTGTTCGCCTGCACCAACAATCGCCCTCTGTGTTGGTGTTAGGTCAGTTTCCCACGTGTTCGTGGCAGCATTGTAGCGTTGTGTATTGCCATAGGCGTCAGTACGTGTTGCCTGTGCAAAACGCTGGTTCTTTGCAGCCTGTTGCTTCTGAAACTGTAGCTGCGCAAGTTGTATCGTTTGTTCCTGAGCCTGCGCACTAGCCTGTAGACCTGCACCGACCAGGCCGACCAGTGCTCCCATGATCTCTGCCATGTTATGCCGCCTCCTCTTCGTTGTCGTCCTGAGCACCTGGCACAGGATCGTATCTCATGGCACTTGCCAAGTCGGGATACGGAGCCTCGATCGCACCTTGTGGCCCTAGTGCCTTGGACTGAGGCTGCGGCGGTGCTGTTATGGCACGATACGCACCAGTTCCTAGTTTCCACAGTATGTCAGGTATGTAGGACGGTCCAGAAGACTCGGTAGGAGGCGGAGTTGCTCCATCAGGAGGCGGCGCATTGTTCACAGCAGGAGGTGCATTGTTCACAGCAGGAGGTGCATTATTCACAGGAGGCGGAGCAGTAACCGGATTTAGCGAGTCAGTCGTAGCCTCAAGGTTCAACCCACCGACGTACTTCTGAAAAGAGATGCGTTCTTTCGCTCCCTCTGGTGTGAATTTGGCATTCGGGTACATCGGAGTGAGACCACTTGCTGTCCTCTTCAGCGGAATATCATGGTCCAGCCCAGGCATTCTTAATACCTGCGTTCCATCCGACCGCGTTAATACCCCACCCTTTGCAGGATCAAAAGGCGGAGCGGACTTAACAGGACCACCGGATGGGACCATAGGATTCAAAATGGAAGGAGCACCCGAAGGCCCTGCCGCAGGGGGAGCTAGAGGATCGCCTGGCATATGGAACGGTGTCGTATTGCCTGCACCCGGATTGACTGTAGCCCAAGGCGTACCAGAGATCATCGCAGACGGGGGCGGTCTGTAACCCTGACCACCACCGTATTGGTTGGCAGCCGCAGGAGCAGACTGGCCTGGTATTTGGTACTGCGGAGCCAATCCTTGCAGTTCAGCCAACGTATTAGCACGTATCATTCTATCTTTCAATCCCTCTTCCGCACGCTCCCTAATGCCCTCTGGCGTATGTGCAGGAAACCGATACGTAGTGCGCGCACCTGTGCCTCTGCCGTACAGTCCAGCGTTGCCCCCGTACGCACCGCTACCACCCTGCACTCCATATGCGGGCGCAGGGGTTGATTGATTGTTCGCGATGCTGGACATCTTCGCAACGCTGTAGCCCTCAGGCGCTTGCGGAATGTTCAGATCGACGTACTTGTATCCAGGAGGGGCAGGCGGATACACCTGCTTGTTCCCTCCACCGCTGCCGAAGATATTGCCGAAGGGATCACCGCGACCCCCTCCACCGACTGATGGACCAGACATGGCGTCCTCCTGTTTGAGTCAAACGCTCTCCTCACGGGTGTCAGAACACGAGTTGCGAGTCTTTGTTCTGATTCGCCTGAGCGTTTGGATCGACAACGCCAGCCTGTGCCGTAGGATCGAATGGCAAGTTCTGCGCACCTTGGCCAGCACCGGCGATTGCAGCCAGCCCAGCGGTATTGAACAGATTGCCGGAGCCGATCTTGCCTCGCAGAGTCGTGCCGAGGTTCGTGATGAAGTCATTGAACTGCGTATCCGCACTGCTGCCGTACGTGTTCGGGTCGAACGTGTCGCCGAGCTTGAGTGTGGATGCTTGCGTACGTCCCTGGTTTGCAATGTCGCGGAGGCTCTGTTGCTCACCCGCAACCGTAGTAGTACCGATTTCGTTCAACTTCGCCAGGACGCCAGGGTTCTGACGGTCAAGTTCCGATTCGGCCGCAGTCTGCCCAGACGGAGTGATAACGCCACGCGAGAGCATGTTCTGGATGATCGCATCTGCGCTCTGACGCTGTTCGGCGTCAATTCCTGTTATGTACGGATTGACAGTTTGCATATTGACACGAGTTGTGTCCCAATTTCCAGGGAATAGCTTGTCAAGTCCTGCATTCGCTTTGGCCTGAGCGCCGGAAGTCTCTGTGTTGTAGATGCGCGCGCCAACGTCCTGGAATGCTGCACCAGGGTTCGGATCGGTCGGCGAGATGCCAGCAAGGATGCTGGAAATTTGCGAATCGATGTCGGTTGCGTACTTCGACGGATCAAGTCCTTGTTGCTGGAAGTAATCCCGAGCAGACGCACCGCCGCCTGCTGCCGAACTGGTACGGAGAGCCAACAGATCGGCCTTGTCCTGTGCAGCCTTTGCAGTAGCTGCATCCTGTGCCTTCTGTGCAGCCGCTTCTTGCATCTGCTCGACTTGTACGCTGTTGTCTGGAGGCATGCTGGGTGCTGACATTTCATTTGCTCCTCTGCTTGTCCTCGCGAAGGCGGGGACGGTAGTGGTACAGTTTCCCGATTGGTTCGAAGCCGATACTCCTGATTAGTCTATCCATTCCTTCGTCGTTTCCTCCGCCGGTGTACGTCGCTCCTATGATTGTTGCCTTACGCGCGAGTGCCCAATTGAGGTACGCACGCATGAGCTTCAAGGCATTTGGTAGCGTACGCCACTCCGGCAATATGAAGAAAAACACGTCGTTTGTCACCCGATCCCACGAGAATGCCATCGTTACACAGTAGCCACCGATGCCGCCGACAATCTCCCCAACGTCATTTACAAGCAAAAACGTTACAAAGTAGCCGTCGTTATTAACGTTCTGCTCTAGTAGTGCTGTGACGCGACTACGATCAACGACCACACCAGCGTAATTTGGCAGCTTAGGTACTTCGCGTGCGGCAACATCGGCTATGTATGGAATGTCACTCATCCCATAGCGCCGTAAGGTGGTATCCTTATTTCGTGTTCTTGACGGCATCTCACTTACCTGTGTTTGGTCTGCTCAATGGCCCGGCGTACTTCGTCACAAGTCTCTGTTACCGTCACATATTTGCCGTCTGAAGTGCTGACCATGCAATGAACCCCCTCGGTAAAATGCTTATTGCTATTGCTCGGCGGCGCCGTACGCATACTGGTAATCGACAGAGCATTGACGCTAATCTCCACTCCCGCCAAGCCATGCAGGACAATGATCACTGTTGAACCAGCGAGAATAGTCATGTCCGTAGCCTTGTTTCCCGCCTTCGCGAGGAGAGCGTTTGACTCAGACAGTAATCTTCGAGATGAAATCCACCAGTTTCATCGGTGGCTGACCCTCTAACGCACGGATGCGATTCTCATGATCGTACAGAGATGCCTGCTCATTGGTAGCAGACGGCTTGGTAGACGGTGGCGGCACATAAGGATCGGGCACGCCGCCGTCTTCGACCCATACAAGATATTCCGCATAGTCGCGATTGGCCGGATCGGGCGGAATGCATGCGCCGTCTGCGATGCGAATGATACTATCAGTGGCTGTGAGTTGATAGTCACTCATTTTCAAAACCTCGCGTCTGATTTGAATAGGTTGCTTGTATTTGAGACACATGGGTATGCATTAGTCAGTGAAGCAAACCCATTTATACTAAACAAACCACCAAGAACACTGTAGGCACCCTGAGCCGCAATCGTAGCAGCCGTAGCAGAAACATATCCTCCAGAGCCAAAATACATACCCGGTGTTGTAGTGCTCAGACTAACTGTTGGATTCGTTCTCTTTTGTACTTTATAAACAAATCCGAGAGACACAGAACTTGCGGAGTTCGAAAAACCACAAATGCCTTCACCAACATATTCGAGATACCTCTGGCACAATACCATCTCCTGATCAAACGGCCGCATAATGAACGGCGCACGCGCAGCGGACGGCAGTTCTAAGCCTGGAAGCACGATCAAACCGGTCACGATCCAGGAACTCGGCGTAGTGCTGATAGCATTAAGCGCACCTATCGGTCCTAGAAAAAGCCCGTTCGTCCATGCACCCGTTGTTGCTGTTTGATACGTACTGCCGCACATTATCGAAAAAGTTACACCGATACCCAAGCCGTTGGTCGTATCCCAAGTGCCTGTAACATCTCCAGGTATCGTGACTGCTTTCCACTCCCAGGTATTGGCCGCATTGACTTGGAAAGTTGTTATATAGGATCGTGTGCCACCATTATTACGAATAGAGAGAGGATAAGCGCCAGTGCGACTAGAGTAAAACCAAAAGCCTATCGAGATTGGTTGCGCATTAGCTGTACCCCAGGCGAGGCGTGCTGTCCTGTATCCTTCAATCACATTCCTCATAATAAGATAATCACCAGCCGCTGGAGCGGTGTTAGCCACATTCGACCAAACACCGGCATAACTTGGATATCCAGGGGCGAGAGGGTATGCGTTTGCGCCATTGGAGCCGTATGAGATGCCCTGCGCACCTGCACCCGCAACAACCCAACCATCAGCTACGTATTTGTTTATGCCAGTTCCTCCAGGACCGCCAAATATCGGCGTGTTGCCATTCTCTTGACCGACTTCCACTCCGCCATTGATCTGCATTCCATTGTACGCAAGTGCATCGAATGGCGCAGCATAAATGTTCTGCCGCGCTTGCGTTTGTTGCGCAGCAGTCAGTGCTTGCACAATGTCGGTACGAACCTCATTCGCCGCAGAAAATGCCGTCGTCGCAACCTTGGTCGAATTGTCACCTGCTATTGGCGTTGGCGCAGTCGGCGTCCCTGTAAATGCAGGACTTGCGAGTGGTGCACGTGATGTGTCAGTTGGATGGACATGATCCTCACGTGTGTAATACACCGATACGCCAACAGCACCAGGCGTCGCATCGACCAACGGCATCAATGTACCTGCCGGAGGGATATTCCCACCAGTGATACCACCGATTACAGCAGCCTGCACGAATGCAGTCGTAGCCAGCTTAGCCGTACTATCCAGTGCAGGTGGCGTAGGTGCAGTCGGCGTACCAGTAAACACAGGACTGTTCAATGGTGCCCGTGACGTATCTGTCGGATGCACATGGTCGCCTCGCGACAGCTTCACCGATGCGCCTGCCGCAGCAATCCCGTCCATTACGGGAGGCGCACTGGAGCCAGCAGAAACTTCGTCGATGGCAGTTTGTACGTTGATAGCCACCAAATGGCTTACGGCATTGCTGTAGCCAATGCCAGCAGCCGTTTGAGGCGACAAGCTGTTGTATGTAAATCCCCAATAGGCAGCATCGTCATTGATCGTACCTGTGGCGTTACTGACATGTTTAGTCACGCACACTGCCTGAATGTTTCGACCAGCAGTCGTATCGTACACCATGTCGCCAGAATTGTACGGAGTGCTGTTCAGCCACTGCCCTCTCGCCTGAATCGACAGCATAATCGCTGTCCAGAACGATGGATTGGTCGTCCGATCCTGCGCAAACGACGTTGGCGCTGCGGCACTCGTATGTGCAGTCGTACAAATCCATGTCGAGCCATCGGTAACGTCGATGACTGTCATACCTGGACCATATTGAGTCGCGTTCAGCCATACCGTAGTGCCATTGGCAGCCGCTTGACTGTACATCAGCGCATCAATGGCATCGAACGAGTCCCAAATGCCCTGAATCCATGGCTCGGACATGAAGTCGGTCTTTGGGAACCTGTAGTATTTGGTGTACGTAAGTGTCATGGACCTACCTCACGAAGGGCTGTTTGAGTCACACGCTCTCCTCGACTACGATCGGGGAAGAGAATTAACGCTTATATTTGCCACGCGAGTACAGGAACGATGCGCTAAGGACTTGGAGAGGCTTCGTAGTTGTTCCAACGACTCTCAGTTTCAGCAACTTGAACTTGACCGGAGAGCCCCATAGTCTAGGATCGTCTCCACGCCTGCCGCCACCCATCGGTCCGTCGTTGTAACCTGCACCAAGCGTTCCGCCTCCAATGAATTTCATCGATAGCGCAGGACCAAATCGCACAATGCCGGTATCGTCCTTATACAACCCATCCACATACGCCTCTACTGTGTACTCGGCCGAACCTATTGTTCCGATGCTAATGAACCGCAACTGTTTGGACTTCATCGGGTCTTTGCCCGAGAGCCACGGCAACTCCATTTCGAACTGGATCGGAATACCATTGTATACCGTCCAATAGCTAGGATGGGCAGCAACGTCAGCCGCCATCGTAGTTGTGCCGCTTACATGTGCCTGCATGCATGTGTACGAGACGTTATTAACGGTATCTCGAATGATCTTATTGACTGCGTACCCCGTGCTAGGTGCCCAATTGGCATCTCGGTCATTCATGCGATCCGCGTTCCAGTTCTCTCCTAGGAACACAGGATTGCCATGCTGGAATATTCGCATACCAGCACCGTAAAACACACGCCCAAGGAACGTAGTGCATGCACACGTCCACAGCGTCGGAAAGTCGTACTCGGACCACGAACTATAGTGTAGGTTCTCACTCCCGGTATGCACAAAAGCACGTCCAGATGGATTGAACAAAATCGTATCGTGCCATAGCGGATCATGGATCAGGAAGCAATTGTTCTGCTGCTGCGCATCGGTCAGATTGCCTGTTACGTTTCGGTAGAATGGCTCGATACGGTCACTGACATGATCGCTGGTGACGTTACCACTGAACAGGTTACGTTTCGCATCACTGAATCCATCAAGTCCAGTGAAGATCATATCATGCTCAACTTGAGTCACACAGCGATGACCCAGAAGACCGAATTTCGGTAGCGTATCAGGAAACTGTGGCTTGTGAGTGCCTGCCGAATCGTAATTCCCAAGCAGAACAAGCAGTGTTTGACCCTGGAAGAATATGAGCAGATAGCTACGAAAGCCCGCAAGACCACGAATAGCAGCGGCACCTTGCGGCGAGTACGCTCCCACATCGATAGAAATTGAGTCGTTCGGCACCGGATCGCCTGGGAACACACCAGAAGTGCCCACTGCCGATATGTAGATAGTCGTTGGCTGGTTCACAATTCCAGCAATGCAATGGTAGTTCTGCGCAACGCACCCGTATTTGCCAATTGGCGTGTTCACGTTGCTGCCAGTAGCCAAGTCCTGCAAGTACGTGACATGAAACACCTTATCGATACTGACAGGCTTATCAACTCCGTTATGGATGATAAGCTGATCCTTGAACGGCACAAAACTAACAGCGACAAAAGTACCACTCCAGCCACCTGGAGCCCCAGGCAACGCAGCCGCTATCGTCGAACTCCAGATCGCATTGGCAACACCATTAGGCAGCACCGAAGCCATCTGGCCAGTTGTCGTCACAACGATTAGACGCCCATTGAAATAAGTCATGTCCATGATTGTGCCGGTCACGATGCCGGTCAAATCAGTGAACCAGTTGCTACCAAAACGCACTTGCTGACCACCGGACGGAGTGCGCCGGTAGTTCTTCAACGTTACAGCATACTTGGGCTCCATGCTGAAGTCGTCATCGACAGCATTCAGCCCCCCGCCAAAGTTCCTGAGCGATAGGTCCAGGAGCTTCGACGCTGGCGTCTTGTGCTGAAACGTCTTTGGGAACAGTGCGGACATAGTGTTTGACTCACCCAACGTTGCCAATTACCCATTCATTCGGTATGCCGGAACGACCGCCGGAGCCGAACGTAATCTCGAAGGATGACAGTTGCTGTTGAATGTCCTTGTACCGCATCTCCATCATGTTCTTTGTCATATCAGCAGCCGCAGCATTCAGATCGTCCGTGGCTAGTGTGGCCCAAGCTGTACCATAGACCAACATGTCACGATCCAGATACATTATGTCTTGCCAGTCCCAAGCGTCACGAAGGATTGGATAGAACTTGGCGAACACATTGATTTTGCCAGTGGAGGTTCTCGGCAATATGTAGATACGCTTCAGGGCATAGTCTGGGTCAAGCACATTGAGGCTGTTCCAATATACCGGACCTGATCCTGACAGCATGTCTCCTTGAAACGGGCTTATAGACCGTGGCGCAATGCTCAGATTCGCATGGGCGCCATCCCGACGCACCGCAATGATGTCTTCGAAGTCCAGTACAGACTCTAGCTCGTTAGTTGTAGGTATACCTTTCACACCGTCGAGCGTCAACTGAACCCAATTGCAGTAGTGACGCCAGTTGTATTTCTTGTAGAGCATATTGAACGCCCGGATGGCATCCGCGAACATGCGATCATCCGAGTACATTTGCACACCAGGACCGGAAACCTCACCAACGAGTTCCTGAGCGTCATCAACAATATTTCGAATCGTTGCAGGCATTGCTCATTTCCGTGTTTGAGTCAAACAGTGGGCCGGTTCGCACGGCCCTCCGGGGATTACCGATCTTCCGATGGGAGAATGGTATTTCCTGCCACGTTCGCAGGACGCCATCCTCACAACTACAATCGGGGCTCGCCACCCGGTGCGACTGTGAGTTCAGCCTCCGAAGTGCTGAATGCCCAACAAGCCGCCATTGCCTGCCGCATTCACGCTCCCGTCGCCGAACAGTTCGATTTCGATCTTGGTCGTTCCGTTCAGTGCAGCCGCAGCCTGGTACGTGCCGCGAGGGTCGCCGGTGACGTTCGTTGCCGGATCAGTCAGGTCCGCCAACACCTGGTTCGTGCCTGTGATGGCAGCCGCCAGAATCGTCGCACCTGCTTCACGAGCAAAGGCAATGATGCCCTTGTACGGGAAGCCAAGTTTCACGTCAGTACCGATCGAGACCGTGATCGCGTTCGTCGCCGGAGTGATATTCTTCGCCGACAGAACACGGTAGAACGCTTTTTTGCCAACAAGTCCAGCCGACGCAGCCGCCGAACCAGTAAACCGTTCAACCATCGGCTGACCGAGATAGTCCTGGCCGTAGACATCCATGACGTTTGCATTGCCAGGAACGCCCGACGGTGTAACGACGATATTGCGTCCGTACGGAGAGTCGGCGATACCAACAGGTGATATTGCCACGCTCGTATTCGCCGCAGAGTTGGCTGCAATGAGCGTTCCGTACTTGGTAGGGTTCGCAGCCGCCGGAGTACCGAGACTGAACGACTGCGGTTCAAGATCAAGCATGTCAGACGAATACGACATCGCCTTGACATACATGTTGACGCCTTGCTGGAAGAACTTACGGTCCTGCGCGCCCATTATGCTGCCTCCCTGTCTATGATCTGCTCAGGCATCAACTGCGGACCAGTCTTTGCACAAGCCATCTGGATGACCATGGTTTCCATATCGATCATGGCACCGGCGCGAGCGTCATTGTCTTGCGCCAGCATCACCCGTCCGAGCGGGCTGTTCGGGTCCGTCAAGCCATCAAGGTTGATGACCCGCGGCTTCAGATGCAAATTGTAATGCTCCAGAAGCTGCCTGGTCGGAAACCGCGCGACGTGACCGCGTGGGAAGTACACCATGTACCCGGCAGGCTCCTCGACCATCTCGCGCTTCCATTCGTACTGGTCGCGCGACTTGGCATTACCTTTCTTGGTCAAGACGAGACGCACCTTCTCCCGCTTGACCGTGCCCTGCAACTCCCGCACCACAAACGAGAGTCGCGCACCGATCATGTTTGCCGTCATCATGTGACGTTACTCCTGTGTTTGACTCAAACGCTAGTTGGTGAGGAAGGCATGCGTCCGGTAGTTGCGCCATGTGCAGAGTTGACCTTCCCACACGACACGACGACCCGTAGCATCCATCGACCACGGTGCAACAAGCTGCTTGATCTTCATGTTGACACCACGCAGCACATGCAGCGTCATGTAGCCATCGTTGACGAAATACGCCTGGTTGGCGTTCAGCTTCTCGTCGAACAACAGCGGAATGCCGTTGTGCGTTGTGCCGACAATCCCCAGATTGACAAGTTTCTTGCCAGTTCCGGTGGCATCCAGGTCGATGTGCTGCTTGTCTCGGGCCGCAGCCTTATGCATTCTGTAGATGTTGCGACCGGCAAAGATGACAGTAGGCTGCGGAGAACTTTGGCCGTCTGTTGACCGATTGAGGTCAAGTTCGGTGATGTCATCAAATGCCTCCTCGATGTTCTCAGGCGTGAGCGTTCCTGTGAAGTCGTACGCCGACGTTCTCCACTGGCTCTCCGTCGCCATGCTGATGCCACCAACCGAGCCACTGGTAGGATCAACTGGAATGAGATTGCCGAGACCGTTTGGGTCGGTTCCGGCGCCCACACTCGTATGGTACATAGCGAACTGACGAGAGATAGACTCATCCAGGGCCATGATCTTGCCCTTGATGATCTTGAAGATCGCCGCACGACCCTGGTTCTCGTCCTCTTCCTGGTCGGAGATGATAAGCGATCCGACGACCCGTGACATGAAGTGATTGACCGTCACGAATTCGTTAGTCTGGTTCACCGGCACAGTGTCGTAGTACTGCATCGATGTCACATTGGGATTGAGGCCAGTAATCAGCGGATTGCTGATCTGCGGACCGCCATCCTCGACCACCACACGCTTCTTCGCATGGAGGTATGCGCTGACTGTACCGGAAATCGCAGATGCCATAATCAGCTTGGCGCGGCTGCGAGTCAACATAGCGTTGACAACCGTATCAAGTGTTGCCATCATATTGCTCCCGTGTTTGACTCAAACACCCAAAGCGTCGAGTGTCTCCCGAAGGATCGAGTCGTACGATTGGTTTACTGGTGCCATGTCGCCTTGCCCAGCGAACGAGGGTGCTCCACGTCCGGTCGGCATTACTCGTCTTGC